GAGGATGCGAACATGATGATCAATGGTGATGACTGTCTCCTCGCTGTCGGTCCGCGTGGTTACAACGCGTGGGAGGTGTTTGGTAGGATGGCCGGTCTCTCGCCATCAGTGGGAAAGGTTTACTACTCAAAACATTTTTGTAATATTAACTCAACAACGTTCCGCTATGCCTTTGATGATGTTGAACCCTTCTTCTCTCGTGTACCCGTTATACGACTTGGCCTATGCTTCGGCATGAAGCGGTCTGTCGCAGACGTGGAGAAAGAGGATGAAGATGTGAGGTACCGTCTTCTTGGCAATGGCGTTGAATGGGATTCCTCGTTGGGAGCGCAGCACCGCGCTTTGATGTTTGAGTGTCCCCCTGAGTGTCATACTAGAGTTTATAAGAAATTTTTGTTTCGAAACCGCAAGATCCTTGATGCGGCGAGAGAGTATGACATGCCGTGGTATGTTCCGGAATGCTACGGCGGCGTTGGCCTCCAGCCCGTTGGAGAGTATGGTCCGAGTGAGGATGATTTGCGAATTGTTTCTGCCATGGTACATTGGCGTGCTTGGTCACAGAAACAACCCCCACTTCCTGTACAATGGAAAGGTCCTTCCAAGACAAGGATTCAGCAAGTTGCAACACAGAGTCTGCTGAATGCCCTCGGTGAAATTCCTACACACTGGGTGGCGCAAGGATCTTCGGAGCCCGATGGCTTAGACTCTCCGTCCCTGAACAGCTGGGTACTTTATGCACGTTCAGAGGATGTGGTCAGTCGACCCAATGATACACGAATGGCAATGGACGCACTTTCTGAGAATCGAAGAGTTCGCCATTGGTATCTCAGGCACATGAAGAAATTTGGTTGGATGACACCTGGTCCGTGTCCTCCTCGGCGTCTGGTACACGACGTTCGGATTGTGGAGCGAAAGCCTAGCGCCCTGCCGACTCCCATGGAGGTTTTGGGAACCGAGATTGCTATCGTCATGACTGACATCCGACAGCTCGCACTTGTCGAGAGCGATAGCGACAACGACGATTCGTTGCAACCAATTATCATTCTTTCAGGTGGCTCTACTCGAGTTGCACCCCCCGCCGGATTTTCGCAAGAACAAATTGAGGATGTTGAATTTAATCCCGTTCGTTCAGCGAATACCCAGTTCGGTTGGCAATGGGGCAATCTTGTGGCCTGAAGGCTGTGCTCGTGGATTTTGCACCCCGTCGGAAGAGGACGACGGAGGTCTGATTAGTGGGAAGGTTCGTTTACGAATCCCA